TCAAGATATACAGCAGAACTTGCAGAAAATGTATCCCCCGACAAATATTTAATTATAAGAGTTGGAGCATCAGAACCAATAGCATCTACAACAGCGAGAACTTGTGCTCTTGCAACTCCAGCACCTACTGTTGCACTTGTATCATTAATTATTCCCCCGGCCCATGCCGATGCAGTAGCGGTAGAATCAAGTTTAAGAAAAGAAACTTCCGTATCAAGTGTGAGTTCACCCCCAAGAACTTTACTACCATCCTTGAAGATGTGGTCACCAAATCTTGATACTTGTTTTTGAAGAATTGTCTGAAGTTGAGTTAATTCTCTTCCTTGAACAGCATAACTTGGACGAAAAAGAACTCGTACAAATCCTTTATCTTCATCAAAATCATCATAATAAGGATTTACATTGAAATCTGTAGTAACAGTGGCCATTTATTTTTTTCTTAGAATTCTATTATAAGTTTAATATCTTCTGTTTGGTCTGAAGCACGAGCTACGGGAGCACGATTTTCAATATAAATTACATCTCCAGAACCAATTTGCATATCACCATTAGCGACATTGACTAATCTTAAATTTTGATTATTACCCGTACCAAATCTTACTAATGCTTGTGCATTAGATGCTCCAGCAAAACCACTAGCAACATTTGCAGTAGTACACTGAAAAGAACCAGGCTTACCATCATACCCAACACTTGAATTTGCACCATTGGTAACATCAATAACACGAATAGTACTTGAAGTTGCATTTACATCTACAACATATGCAGATGCACCATTTGCACCAATATCATTTTGAGTTATTGTAATATCACCATCAATGGCTGCAGTATTTGCAGCATATGTAAATGTTTTTGATTGTGTAGCAGTGGTTCCAGTATATTTTGCATATGCCCCATCTGAATTTGGATCTGCTAGTAATCCAATTTTACGAAAATCATTCGTTGTTGTGAATTTTCCAGATTCATCTTGTGTCAATTTTGTATTAACCATAATAAAATATCCACCCAATTCTGAAACAGCGTCATATCCATGTCCACCTTTTGGTGGAATAATAGGTGTGACAACTGCACTTGCTCCTGCACCTGTTCCTTGTTGTAAAACATTTAAAGTTGCTGTAGTAAAACTATTACCAGTACTAACAACTGTCACATCACCAACTGAATTAGCAGCAGTACTATTTGAAGTCAACACAAGTTCTTGCCCATGTCCATCACCGATAATTTGGAGATATGGTGCAATATTTGCAGTCAATGTTCCTGTTAAGGTGATAGCCCCCAAAGTTGGAGTTACAACAAGGGTCATTCTTGAATTACCAGAATCCCAAGTACTATCTGTAACTTTTCTAACGTATGAAGTTCCTCCAAAGGTAAAATATACAGAAGAATTATTATACTTATCATCTGCTGTCAAGCCAGGACTCGAAAGAATGAGAGATGTTGTAGTACTTCCAGTATTATAAATCGAAATATTGTTTTCAAAATGATAATTTGCACCATCTTCAGTAATATCAAATATATCTAATGCACCATCGACTGTATTATACTCTATTGTCGCTTGATCAGAACCATCATTCTTTGTTCCTCCTGTTCCCAATCCCCCAGCGGTTGCAGTATTTCCAAGTGCATTTGCATCTCGAATCTGTTTTACAGGAATGTAACTTGATGTCACAAACTTGAGAGCATCAGATGCAGAAATAGAATACATATATTTCCATACATATCCATCAGCTAATGCCGCAGGAGCACCAGCAGTTGTAATTACATGTGTTGGTTCAGTCGTAGATGGTTGAGGAACACTCGATTCATTCTTATTGTTGTGTAAACACTTATAAACATTAAAATTACTATTCATAACATACATTGGATACAAAACACCTGTACCTGTACTAATTGTTTGTCCAGTTCTTTCTGTCAACAAATTTGTCATAGTTTCTGTATCATCATACATTGCATAATGTCTACCTTCAGTCCAGTTATGTCTTGTTATAACATGACTTGCATCAGAAGAAGATACTTTTTTCGCTGCAATCATATCCTTCCAATGTGTATAAGAAGTATTTGCAGTAGTATCTGAGGATGGATTGGCTGCAGTTGCAGGATTTGGAACATTTACATCACTAAATGAACCAGACCATGCATCTGACTTGCCAATAAACATATAAATGTTTGTATTCAGAAGCCCTTGTGCATCAGTAACAGAAGTTCCTCCGTACAATTCAGTTTCAAGAAACATTTCCCTGAACTGTTTTGCGTTATGAATTCTAAAATTTTGTGTAACTAATGCGGCCACTGTTTTTTCTCCTAATGTTTATTCTTATATTATTTATACGGAAACTCTTTGGTCTACTCTGTGTTTAAAGTATCCAAATCCGTTATTTCCTGTCTGTCTTACGTAATCAAATGGTTGGTCAAAAGTCAATACTCCAACATTTACCCCAGATTCTTCTAACATAATATTATCCTCATCTTCAAGAACTATATTGTCTTCCCCTGCGGTTGTTTCATCTTTAAGATATGACCCCAAGACAACTTTTCTTTCAGCATGTGACAATACAATTCTACCCCCTGTATCTTCAGATATCATAACAATCTCTTCTTCTATCAACTTTCCAAGATTTGAAGATGTTCCGCTATAAGAACCATGAGTTGGTGATAAAGAATCTTCCAAAAGAATTTCATCTCCATCTTCCAAGAGCAACCCATCTTGGTCTATTATGATATTATATGGGTCAAACTCAAGAATAGTATCGGGAGTTAAAGAAGACAAATCATCTATATGATGATGATAAAGATAAGGGTCAATTTCATAATCAGAATATTCACCAATATATTCTTTATTCAATAGACTAATTGGTAATCCAGAAGATGTAGATTTTCCAGGCCGATATATTTTACCATTCGCTGATATTGTAACAGTATCAGAAGTTACATCATCTGTCTCAATATCCAATGTACCATAAGCAGTAAGTGATATTGGGTCACTCAATGTAAATATAGAAATATCTTCATTCAACATAATACCATCTGTTTCAAGTAATATATTATCTCCTGCATCAGCAGTACCATCTGTACTATTAATAAGAATTGAACTATTTTCAATATCTACATCTGAAACCGAAAATAATCTTCCATTTAATAAATCAACATTTGTTCCTTCAAAATCATCCAAATAAATTTCATCATTTTCATGAAAATAATGTGGTTCTGATGTATGTATCGTTATTTTCGTTTGTTCTGCAAGAATTTTATTTCCATCTTCAAGTAAAAATGTTCCACCCTCATCGGTAGCATATTCAAGATATAAATCAGAATCACGATAAAATGTACTAATATCTTTGACTGACATAAGTGAAAAGAATTCTGCTGGGATTCCATTTGTAGATGCAAGTCGTTGGAGATATTCAATAACACTTGCAATAATATTATCTGGAAGAAATTCTGAATTTTGAACTTCTCTTGGAATTTCTGCAAGAATTTTATCATCATCTTCTCCTATTATAACTCCACCATCTTCATAATATAGATATCGGTCATATGATGTAACATCTCCATAATAAACAGAATTATCAAGAAAGAGATCCAATTGAACTTCTTTATTCATGAATGTTTCGGCTGTTACATAAAGATTGTTCAAAACTTCAGAAATCAACTGTAAAGACAAATCACGATATTGTGTCAAACCTGAAGCTAAAACTGAATTAATATTATTCAATCCTCTATCAAACATTGCAGCATTTAACAATGTTGCAATAGAAACTTCACCAAATAATTTATGGCCTGCTGGGTGGATAAGTTTTAAAACATCTTGTCTCCAAATATTAATAGAGTCCGCTGTTTTGATAACATATGAAAAATCTTGATAATAATCACTATCTTGAATTTTCTTAATAGAACTTGGTTTTCCCGATTCATCCGAAAATACACCATCTTTTGTTTTTGAATCTGTCATAACTGCAACAAGAGTCGCAGCAGTAGAAGAAGATGATGCATTAGTGGATGCAGTCACTGCTGGAGGAGTTATATATCCAAAACCCGATTCAGTTATCGTAATATCAGATATTGTCCCACCCAATGCACCCATTGTAAATGCTCCATTTTTTCCATAAAATCCACCATTTGTTGAATCTGGTTCAAATAAACTTTTATAATAATTATTTGTAGCTGATGCAGAAGGAAGTGCTTCATATCCCAAACCATGAGATGTAATAGAAACGGCGTTTATTGCACCAAAAGTCTGTGTCTCAAATACAAGTGAATTTTTAATTACATTATTTGCATTATTAGTTAAAGACAACGTACCCGAAACCGCTTCTGATCCAGAAGTTGAAGTTGTCGTAAATACTGTAGAATTAACATATGTTGCTTGAAAAGACGAATTATCATCAATTGTACCATGAAGAGCACCAGCGAAATCTATAGTGATATATTGTGTGCCTGAACTTGGTAAATTATGCCCACTTGATACAGTTGCAGTTATGGTTGAACCACTTCTTACATATGTTCCTGTTTTTTCTGCAATAGTATTACCAGCCGTATTGTAATCAGTAGCATTAATCAAAACATCTGTTGTAGATGCTGTAAAAGAAGAATCGTCAATAATAACAGCTGTCGCTCCTGCGATAGAAAGTCCATTAGAATCAAACAAATATAAAGTATCTGTATCCACAAAAGTTGTCAATTCAAGTGTTTCATTTATAATATAATCATCGGCATCAGCCGTACCACCATCAGTACTATTAATTGCAATATATCCACTATCATCCTCTAAACCAAAACGTGAAGTAGCATTTCCACGATCATATATTACTAATTCTGAATTTGTAATAGAAATAACATCTCCAATTTTAGTACTATCTGCATATGTTGATGCATTTCCAACAATATATCCTGTTGAAACTTCTATACTAAAAGGAAGTGCCGTTGATGCTCCAGAAACATTAAAACTCGTTGTCCCTATAAACTCTTTAAGAGTAGATGTGACCACATCCAATTGATATGTGTTTTTTAATTGAGATATCTTTGCTGCAGCAGTAGCATCTACATTGGTATCAGTATTATCAAAAACTAAAACATCATTAACTTGATATCCATTTCCCGAATTTGAAACTGTTATATTTGTAATTTGGTCGGCCGATGTTGCACTAACACTTGCTATTGCACCATATCCCACATTAGTTGAATCAGTAATCGTGAGAGGATCGTCTATTTCATATCCAGTTCCACCATCTGTTATAGTAACACCTGTAAATTGAGAACTAATAGTTGCAGAAACAACAACTCCTGCAGCAGTTGTAGCAGTAATTGTTTCCCCAATAGTAAATAAACCAACCCTATCTGTAATAACTAATTCAATTATTGAAATTGTACCAAGTTTTCTTTCAGTAACAGTTGATACAAAAGCAGTTGAACCAGAAGATGAACCAGTGATTGACAAACCATTGAAATTTAAATAATTTGAGTCATATACTAATTGCAACACAACATCTTGTGACCATTTACCATCAGAAATTTTTAAAAGGTCGTTTTTTGGATAATAGAGGTCTAAATTTTCTTGGTCAAATAACAATCTAAATAAGGTTCTTACAGATTTTTCACTACCTTTAGAACGATAAAAATCCTTTAAATGTTGAATAAACATTCTCAAATCTACAGAAGCCGAATCTCTAATATTCGGATATAATTCTTTTTTGTATGATTTAAGAACTCCCTCACTTGTAGTAGTGGGGTCTATCAATTCAGAAAAAGTTTTAAGTGCATTTACTGGATTACGAACAATTTTTGTAACATTCCCACGTGCTGCAGAAGAACTTCCAACAAGAGTATCATCAGTAGAAAAGTCAAGGGTATTTGTGGGTTCTAAAAATAACTTATTAATCCCCGAAAAAGCTCCTGTTGCCTTAACTGTTGCAGTTGCACCAGTACTCGAACCTGTTACTGTTTCACCTACAGTGAAAGTATATGCAGTTTCATAACCAGTAACAATTCCATAATAAACACAAATAGATTCTAAAAATTCAAAATAATTTTTTGTGAATTTCTCAAATAGAGGATATTCTTCCGATATAAAAGAAGGAAGTTGTTCTGAAACTTGAGATACGGCTTTTGCGGTTATTTTAGCAGACATACGTTATTAATAAACAGTAGTAGAACCAGTAGATGTACCAGTTGTTGTTGACGAAACAGTTCCAGTAGAACTAGTTGATGTAACAGTTGTTCCAGTTCCAGCATCATCTTGCATTGTTACTGTAATATTAGTGTTTGAAATTTCAAATATTTGACTTCTAACTGGTATTAAATCATTAACCGCTGGTTGAATTGTAAAATCCAAAGTTGACCCAAGAAAAGAATTTGGTTTGAATGATGAAATAGAAATATATCCATTTGAATATGTAACTAATCCTGCACTATCTGATAGGACAACTTTATCTGAACCAGAAAGATAATAAATCCGTAACACACCATTTAAGTCATCAAAATAACATGTATCATAAGTAGTTCCGGCCGCATCAGTAAAAGAAAATGTAGTAGAAGTTACAGCACCATCATATGTTGTGGATGGATTGTAAATAGCGTTATTGAAACTGACTGTGTAAGTATTGTTTGCGGTAGTAGAGGGAATAAACCCCTTTTTTGCTTTAATCGTTGTCAAGTTATTAATAACAGATGTTTCAGTAGCATCTATATCTTTAGAAAATGTAGAATATCTAAAAATTGATCCAAATTTTAATAAATTATTTGTTTTATGAGATTGAATCTTATCAATTACCAATTCCGCTATTCTTCCCGATGAAAGAGTTGTTAAACGAGAATCATATTTTACTGTAAGAGAAAGCACCAAATCAATAATATCTGGGTCAACTACTTCTGGAGTAATTGCAAGAACATTATAAGAAGAAACTGCACTTTTGATTGCTGCAATCTGCGCCACCGACAAAGAAGTAGCTCCCGCTGGTTTTGCAGAAATGAAAACTTTTCCATATTGAGGAACATCGTTGTCTTGTCCTCCCCAAACAGAAACACTATCTAATCCTGAAACATCTCTTTCAATAATTGACTTATAATCATCCGTTGTAACTGCACGATTTTGTGCTTCATAATTTTTGGGTGCATTGAATTTTATTTGGTCAATAGTTTCCCTATCTGTACCACCAACAGCAGCATTTGAAGTTGCAACTGAAACAGTTGAATAACCACCTACAGTACCGGCTGCAGAAAATGTATTTGCACCATTTACATCTGCACCTTCTGTAACAAGAGCAGAGAGAAGAATAATATTTCCAGTAATAGGTTTTCTTCCCAAAACACCATCTCCAAAGTCTACACGAAACTGTCCCGATGTATCTTCACTTAAAAAATAAACATTGGATGTAGAATTGATTGTTGTTATGTCTGTCGCCTTCGTATAAACAGCCGTATTCGTATCTATTGTTGATTCTTGTATTGTTACTGTCAAAGAATCTGTATCTGTATTTGCGTTTGGTAATACAAATTTTTGTTCTGTATTGCTTGTATTTGCTGTATATCTAAATGTTAATGGAATTCCTTGTGTCAATTCTACACCTGACGCTATATAATTACCATCATCTACCGTGATTGTGTGAGAATTAGATGTGCAAAACACATAAGATGTGCCATTAACCGATGAAGAAAACTGTGTATGTTTATCAATGGTAATAGTTGCAGGAGAATCATCGGGAGTAATGGTAATTGCAACATTCGCTTTAGAACCGACAGATGAACGTGGTGTATAACCCAACATTCCCGCTTTTGCAACAACCGAATTTCTCAATTGTGCAGAATCAAGAAATGCTTCACTTGCAAGCATATTCATATAGTATGCGTTATAATGAGTGTTGTACGCAAGAATATCTAACATCACTGAAATTGCAGAACCATTAAAATCATGGTCTGTAAACTCACTTTGTGATGCAAAATAGTCTTTTAAATTTGTTTTTATTATATCAAAATCCAATTCTGTAATATTGAGTTTAGTAATTTCTGCCATTATAGTTGTTCAAAATAGGTTTCCAATTCTTGTGGTTCAGATTCAGATGAAACATTGAAAAGAATCTTTACTAAATATCTGTTTTGTTCTTCTTGCGCTTCTACATTTATACCAATAACTTGAGCTCGTGGCTCGTGTCGTTTGACGGCTTCTTCAACTTCCGTCTTCATTCGTTGTTCTGTTACTGGATTCATTGGTTCAAACAATAACGCACGAATATTTGACCCAAATTCTGGTTGAAACATTCGTTCATTATAATTAGTTTTAAGAATTCCAACAATCGCTTTTTTGACAGCGGTTGCACCAGTAGATTTTCCAATATCACCATTCATTGGATTAGCAAACATGGAAAATGAAAGGTCTTTATATGTTCTTGTTGATATGGCCATAGTACTATTATTTATTATGTTTATTAAGAATTTAGTAAAGTGTTGAGTACTTTCATACTTGGACCCCCACCCATCATAAAGAATCCAACTGCAAAATCCAAATCATCTGGTGG